GTTTATCCCGGGGTACGATCAAATCCCTCCGATCCTCTCTCTGAGAATGAACAAATTTCTCACATCCCTCATGATGTCTCACTAGATGAACGGTAATCCATTGTTTTATATCCTGCCACGTCCATTCGAATTCAACCAATCGAATCGGACTATGTTCCGCCAATAACATTTTCGCCTCCCATGATTTAGAAGGTTCTTTATCTAAAGGTCGTTTACCGACCGTTCTTCGCGCCGCATTAAGAGCCCTTCTCCATGAAGTAACTCTTTCCATTCTAATTATTTTACTCACAATCGTATTTATTGAATCCTATTCCTATCTTTCAACACCATAAAGATACACAATGTTTATCTATTCTCCAAATGTTTTCACGGAAAAGTTCATGTAAAAAGATAAAAAAGAGGAGGAAAATTCCTCCTCGGTATTAAATTAAAAAATACAAAATATATGAAAGTCAAAAAAAATCATTTCAATTCACAGGAACCCCCCGAACACGCTTGCGCGATGGTCGATCCCGCGTCAACCCATTCTTCGTCCCAGTCCGTTATCGAGGACCAATCGATATGTTTCATATCCTTCAACTTCTGCCAACGATGAAATAATGAAACATGTTTCAAGCAGAACTCGGTCTTGGTGAGATCCCCTCCCAGGTATTTCCCGGCGAATTTCTTGAACCTGCGGACCCAATCAATTTTCTTATCCACGAGGGATTGTAGGTGAGAGGATATCGCGTTAACATCACTAATCATCACTCCGTTCACTTCGACAAGTAACTTCCCATTCTTTAGATGGGAAAGAATGAAATCGGTTATATCCTGATCCGTGAGGGTTAGATGATGAGGGTTCCTGCCCATCGCGACATCACAGGCCAGCCAGAGATCATCGTTAAACACGGCCAACCCGTCAACGATCAAACCACCAGCAAGTATCGCACCCGCACCATATCTTTCAGCCAACTCTTTTTCATCCAAAACACTGGTATAAGGAGCTTGCGGGTATAAAAGGTCACCCCCTTTAGGAAGGAAACTTATACCTGAAAACACATTCCTGTTATTCCACACGTATTCCTTCACATCATCCCATTCATCATCCTTAACCATGCAAGTGTTGGATACGTTCATCCTCATCCTCGCGAATTTCGGGTACTCCTTGTAAAACGGATGGTCAAAATTCGTTCCGTTCTCAATCCAATGTGCTTTCGTCATCCTAACCATTTCGAGGAAATCGATCGCGGACGAATACTCAGACGTTAACACGTTATCATCGAGTTCAACGGGAAATGAAATGACACTTTCGACTTCCTTGTTATACACTGACGGCTTAACCATCATCGGATTGATCTCTTTGACATATCTCAACGCCTGCTCCGTATTAGCGGCTTGAATATTTCGGATGAATCTTTTAAACGGGAATTTATGTATTCCTGAACTTGTACAACCGAGTAGTTGGCTTGAATTTCCTGACGGTTTAACCACTGTGCATCGTGCGGCTGGGTTGATGCCGATTATACCGGCCATTTTGACATTCGTTTTTTGGACCAATCTCGCACCCTCGTCCTGAATTTCGGGGTTGAAAAGAATTTCGGGGTTCTCGCACATACCCGTTATACCGACCCCTATAAGGGCGTCCCTTTCCGCGATCAACCGAGATGCCTCCGTTAAAACTTTAAATGATGTGTATGACGCTTGGATCGTTCCCAGCACTGAAGCTCCCCGACATGCGTCAAAAAATTCCTCTTTATTTTTTATCTTTGACCCGTTAATCTCAGTTAAATTACAGAAAAACCACCCATATTGGATCTCACCGTCAATTTCTATTTGTGGGTAGCCGGATACTTCGACACATGGATTGTACACGATATCGGGGTGGAATGAAAAGATGATTCCCGGTTCACCGAATTGTTTAATCGATGAGAAAATATTCTCATAAACCTCTTTCGGTGTTGAAGGTAATATGATCGCGCTGTTATTCGCCCTTGCGAGTTCTGGATATTCACTGAACCAACTCCCCGTTTTACAGGTTAACATTTCCCTGTCGTCAGCGTCAAACTGGCAGAGCAGGGCGGAACGACGAATACCTCCCGAAATGACGGCGTCGGCGATCAAACAAGCCAATCGATGAACCTCGAACGGTGTTGCTTTCCTTCCCCTTATCTTTCCGAGAACCTTACTCATCTTACTTAGACATTTCATTAACGGTTCCGGACCGGGCGCTCTAAACCCACCGGTAATGAACGCACCCTTCGGCCTCACTCTCGATGAATCGAAAACTACCTCGGGCAATCCGAAGTAATGTGATTCGATTAACGCATTAACGGCATGGGACCACCCCTCGATCGAATCATCTATCACATAGGTGGTTTGTTTTGACATATCGACACCCTTCATTTTAGGGAGTTGATTGACGTGAACTTTTTGAACGGAATACCCCGTTCCGCTACCGCACAACAGAAGGTACATCAATTCTTGAAAAAATGAAATTCTGTTCGCGTATGAACCGGCACAGTTATAGTTTCGGGCAACATGTTTCAACAATGTTTCACCACCGTATTGAAGCGCCCGTTGCGCACCAAGAATAATCTGATTTCTGTAAAGTTTCTCAGCGAAATTCATCTCTTTTGATAAATCATCGAGCAATGAATCTGAAATGATCATATCATCGGCGAGATGCTTCCAATGCATTTCCATCACACGATCAACACTCTGATCCCATGTTTCTTTTTTACCGTGAACGGTTCTCGCGTATTTACTGACAAAGATGTAATCGCCAATTTCCTTTCTACTATTTACAATATTCTCCATATATTAAATATTAAAAACTATATCTCATCCTCGTTACGAGGTACGACACGGCAAATGGGGAGGTTACCTGATTGGACTATCAAATTGATGTAATCGAGTGATTCAATCTGCCCGCCCTTGCATGCCAGTTCTCGCAAAACAGAATTAAAGATACGATTTTCTAATACGATAACCAAAGGTTTTGGCTTCCTATTTTTATCCAATTCGCACGCCCTTCTCTCATAAATCATATGATTTTGAAGTTTCTTTAAATCAGGTAAATAAGGTTCCAAGACAGGTATTTTATTGGCACAAACCAATGTTATCGCGTGTTTAACACCCGTCTCAATGTACAATTTCGGTTTTTTCATTTTTCTCTTTATATGGTAAAAAAATTAATGTATTCTTCGCCCGTGTAACCGCTACAAATTGGAGACATCTTTCTCCGTAAAGTGCGAGTTCGGTTGTGGCGTATTTACTCGGGATCAATTCATGAAAGCCCAAAATAAATACCCTGTCAGCCTCTAACCCCTTGCTCTTATGAATCGTTGACAGGAGAATCTTATCCTTCGATTCATCACCGAAAATATCGGTTAAGACTTTTTTGACCTCCTGAAAAGACCCGTATCTTCTATTAAGAAGTAATAATATCTGAACCTTTTCAAGAAGGACAACATAAGATTCATTCACCGAAAAGTTTTTGATACCCCGTTCAATGAGTTCATCTTTCTTTTCCCGCAACAATTCCAAAAGACCTCTCTCTGATTCGACACGATTTAAAAGCAAAAGGATGCTCTCACCGTAATCTTTTCCGAGTATCACTGATTTCTTCCCCTCACCCAGTAATTTGATGAAAGTTTCAACCAAGGGAAGATTATTCCTGCATATTATATAATCGCCGTTACGAACTTCGTCCAACGACCCCTCTCTCACCTCACCTTCGTTAGCATCATCCTTCGCTTCTATATCCGGCGAATATTTCCGGGCAACATCGACTATACGTTTGGCACATCTATACGTTAAATTCAAGGGTAATGAGATTGTGTTCGGTCTCATTTCAAACGCTTTGAATGAATCAACTGAACAACCTTGAAACCCATAAATCGCCTGCATTTCGTCGCCTACAGTGATTAACCGCCCGTTTTCTTTGAGCATTCTCAATATCAACTCTCTCTGCAAGACATTCAGATCTTGCGCCTCGTCACAGAAAATAACATCGTATTTCGGGTATAATTCCGCGGGAACATACTTGTACGCTAGGTATAGTTGGTCCGTGAAGTCAATATCTAACTTATTAACCCTTAAATGATTCGTTTCCTCGTCAATCGCTTCAATGAATTTTCTCATATCCTTGTAATAGGAGGGGTCAAAGTCAACATCCCATCTCGCACAAACACTTTCCAACGTCTCGAAATCATCAATATCTATCAGATTCATTCTCATGAATTGGTAGATCCTCGATATGTTCATAATCCTAGAATTCTCATATTTTGGATCGATACTCCATGTGGGTGAAAGATATTTTTTGCAAATCGAATAATCCCTCCATTTTGAAAGTTTAAACGTACACTTTTTGTTTTTCAATAACGTCGAATACGCTTTACTGTGTATCGTTTTAACCTCGGCCCTTCCCAAGCATTTTCTCTCTAATTCTTCAACAATACTCCTATTGAATGCCAAAAACAAGCAATCCTTGTAGGAGGGCGTGATATTTAGGAGGTGAAGGAGTAATGAAGTCTTACCTGCACCCGCACTTGCATTAACAAAAATATTTTTATTCGATCGTAAGTACTCATCTGCGATCGCCTGTTTATATTTATCAAGTTTCATAATATTATTTAATGTATACTTTTTTAATACAGTATTCAGGTTCCCAGTTTACCTCGTCTAGCAACTTGGATATCTCTTCCTCCGCTGCCTCGTAGGTTTCATAATCACACCCAACTTTACGTGTTGCAATGCAATTAGTGTATCTATCTACTTCGATACTCTGATCGAAAGCTCTTATTATTTCATAAATTTGAAAAACTGTTTTCATATCTTCTTACCTTTAGTTCTTTTATTATTTCAACACTCTAAAGATACACAAAGTGTATCGAATTATCAACAAAAACAGAGATTATTTCCCCGAATCTTTCAATCTTTTCATCACCATGAAATTAATATCCATCTCACTGACATCAACGTCAACCCCCTTATTTATGGCATCCGTGACTTTTTTCTTACCTTCAACCAGTTCCGCCATGTACGTGTCGATGGTATCCGGGCAGAGAAGGTAAAACACATTTATGTTATTTTTCTGACCCATTCTCTCCAATCGGGAATTTGTCTGATCCAATGTTGTGAACTTATCCGGCAATTCTATATACACGAGGTTACTGCAGCAATCCTGCAATCCATCGACACCTGTTCCCACCGCGTCTATATTCGCGAATAAAAACTGTTCGCCGCTCGTTCTATAAGTTTGAACAGTGTTAAATTTATCTTTCGCGGTCATACCACCCTGAATAATCGGACTTCGATACTTCTCGGCAAGTTTTTTCAAAGGTTCTCTTCTAACACCGAATATTAATAGCTTTTCTTCTGAAATCTCCCTCCATTCATTAAGAAACACTTCTATATCCTTCATCTTTCCCTTCAAAGACAATTCTTTCAACGTGCTTAACTTTACAAGATGGGGTGCGTTCTCTGCCTTCTCGGCACGTTCAATATCAATCTTACTCAGATAATCGATCAGGCCACTCTCCGCCCTTTTATACTCTTTCATATTACTGATATGAACGGGAATGACGTTCTCAATCAACGGAGGTAACTCTGTGAGAACGTCCCTCTTCTCCTTTCTAAAATAACATGAATTCGATATGATTTTATTTAATTCCAACGTATTGCTCGCGCAAGAAATATCCCAGCCGTAGGATTGACCCCTCACGCACCTTTTCTTTCCATTACAATACCTGTAAACAAATGAAGTCCAATCGTTAAACAGTTCTTTGAACCACCCCGTTAATTCGAGTATATTGATCAATTCTGCGGGTCTGTTCATAACTAACGTACCCGTTAAGGGATAGATGAACTGTGATTTCTTTGCCACTTTCTTAACCCACTCGCTTCGGAGGCTCTTTTTGTTCTTACACATGTGCGCTTCATCCAAGAACATTGATTCCCATTCCATTTCCAATAATTCAGGGAATCTGATTTGAACACCACTTTCTTTATCTTTCTTATACAATATGTCATAGTTTAAAACGTAAACATCTTGATGAGGTTTCCATTCATCCTTGCTTTCAAGTACTTGAACTTTTCTCTTTCTCATATCAACCCATTTCTGCCACTCAGCTTTCCACCCATACTTCACCGACGCGGGAGTTACGACGAGACACGGAAATAATTGAAGTGCTTCAACTAAAACGATTGACACACCCGTTTTTCCCAATCCCGGTGAACATCCATTTATAGCGTTAGGGTGATTTGCAAGGTAATGAATACATTCAATCTGATAATCACGTAAATTTCTTTTCAGATGGAGATCATTTATCAATTCCTTTATATTTTCTAACGAAATAATCTCCTCGTATTCGGGGAGAGTGAGATTATCCAATGAAGGTTGAGGTCTCTTGTTTACAAAATCATTCTGTTCAAGGAATCGTTCTATCAGTTTACCCTTATCCAACGAGATCTCACGGTACCATTCCTTCGTTTGGGGATTGTAGAAGAAACCACCGATTTGCTTGAGCATGGATACAAGTGATGGATCATATTTGAAACCCACATAGATATATGTCTTCTCCAAATAAAAATACCGCATAACTACCCGTTAATTTTCGACAAAATACCCTCTTTATCGTCAATCGATAAAATATCAATACCGAGTTCCTTCGCTTTATTAATCTTTGAGGAATTCCCGTTCACATCCTTGACGATCAGAATATCCGTGTTTTTGCTAACCCCCGATACTATTTTATGACCCTTCCCTTCTAACTCACTTTCAAGCGATTTATCTCTCACACCGGAAAAACATATTGAATAAGATTTACCCTCGTACTCAGCTCTCTTTTTTCGAATATACGTTTTAAACTTATCCAAAGGTATCATATCCTTGTCTAATTCAATCATGCTTGATAGAAATTTTGACGCCACTACCGCACCGATCCCTTTAATTTCCCGTAGACGGTTTTCAAGGCCGGACCAGCGATGTTCCGGGGAAGGCCCCTTCTTCCATATCTCATCAAACTCAACATCGTCAATGTTATCGAAAATTAACTGGCATGTTTTCTCACCGAACGCACCGCCGAAAACGTTACACGCTGTTAAAAGTCTCGCGAGGGGTGTCTCAGTGAACAACCCAATCTTCTCTATCTGCAAAAAGATCTTGTCATAATTCGCCGCTCCGAGTCCGTCTATCCCCGTCCAAGCTTCCTTTGACATTGATAATATGTCCCTGATCGTTTTATAACCGTTTTCGTATAGTTTCTTAACAGTTGGTTCACCTATCTCCTCGATACCCATTGTGACAAAGAAAAACAGGTTTCTCGCAATGATCTTTTCTTTACAATCCCGGTTGATACAAACAAGTTCGACAAGGTTCTTATCCCAGCGTAATTGTCTCCCGCAACTCGGACATGTAATCATGTTATCTTGTATCCTCTCATAATCCGATTCATCGTACATTATCGTTTTATCATGCTTCGGTATGACATCGCCGGATCTCCTAACCTTGATGTTCGCCCTCTCACAGATACAATTATCCACGATATACGCCGCGTTATGTCCTGTAACATTTGTTACAGTCGCACCGGCCAGCTCAACGGGTTCTATGTTAATCACCGGTTTTGAGAGACCGTCCTTGCTGATCTTCCACGTGATACCTGTTACCTTCGTTAGCTTACTATCATTCCATTCAGGAAATTTCACCGCCACGGCATATCGTGGATTTCCATTCGGTAATCTTCCCAACTCCTTTCTAAGATCGACGGAACTGATCTCCATGACGATACCGTCAATGTTATAAACATCGCCCCACTCGTCGTATAGCTGCTGGAAGATATCGGGATTATCCAATATTTCATGAACAGTGGTGACCTCGTACTTGATATCACTGAGTTGTTTTAACTCAAACATTTGGATTGATTTATCAAGATCAAGATCACAACCGTAAATAACGTAGTCAATTTTTGTCATAATATCAGCTCGCCATTTATCACCGTTAAACTGACCGGCAACCATGTTTCGAGCCGTTTTGTACTCGCCACTTTCAAGATACGGTTTGAATTCATCCTTTCTCATGATAGCCTCTCCCCAACAGTAATGCGCGCCAATCTCTCTCAAATGGATCATACCACGGCGCCTGTACCATAAAAGTTTGAACCTTTCCGAACTCTCCTGACCTTCATCACCATCACCTCTTGTCCAAGCCTTCCCGTAAAGATCCGTCTCCGTGAGGAGGGAAATGCCGTCATATTTAGGTGTCAAAACCAATTTTGTTTCCCCGGGGAACGTTTTTAACCACTTTAACCACGAGATAACCTCATCCATCGTTTTAACTTTTTCCAAGCTAAACATCGGTAGAGGGAGTTTACTCACTCGATCCTTACCTTTTACCGACTCGATAACGCTTCTCCTCAACAGCATATGGTCGGGTTCTATCTCCCGTAAGTCATCGATCAATGAATCGTACTCCGCGTCCGTCATAATGGGAGATCCTTTTCTGTATAAATTATTCGCGTTCAGTATTTTTTCAACCAAAATCTCAACATCAGTTCTCATAATCAGTTTTTCTATATTGTTTCAACACTTCTTGGAATTCATTCGTTTTATCATACCCGCACCCCTCCATCTCCGGGCAAAAACCTCTGTATACACAGGACGGTACGCACTTATCCGCCATCACAGGATCTATCTCCCTCACCGCGTCTATAACTTGACGCCACGCCCTTCTCGTTTCTTTCGATGCCTTCATACAGAGACGAACCTTCGATATATTTATCAACGCTTGCGCGTTAGCGGTCATATCCATGTCATTCAGTGAACCCT